AAGTCGGTAATAAATGGCGTAGAAATCAACATAATATTTTGTGGAAACCTGAAAACGGAACATTTACAGCGAATTCTAATATCTACACAAGATATAACGGACCATGGACAGGTTGGGAAATTGCAGGCATGTTATATGCAGGTCAATCTGTAAACTATGACGAAGTATACGACTTTGATGGTTATATTTGGATTGCATGGACTGTAGATAGTGGGGCTCGTGTTTATATGCCAATCGGTGACTCAAATGGAAATGGTAGCAGAATAGGAGATGCGTGGGGAGCCTTTAGTTAAAATATTATAACTAAGATAATTTTGTAAGATTAAATATAAATTAATCGGGTAAATTTACAATGGGTATACTCCAATTTACCTATTTTCGCTAAGTTATATGTGCACCCCTTTACGGGGTGTTTTTTATGATATATTGGTAAACAACTATTGAATAGAGGCATAGTTTCAATAGGGAATTTTATTTTTACATGACTGCCACCTTTTAGGTGGTTATTTTTTATTTATATGATATACTTTTGTTAGTTTCTGGCAATAGAGAAACTTCCTTAATAGTTAGGCAGTCGTTAATTCGACTGTCTTTTTTTTATAAAATTTTATAGTTTTTAAATAAAGTAATTATGCATATTAACTTATTATTGATAATAGAAACTTCAATTATAATCAAATTTGACTTGATTCGACCATTTATGTATACTACCGAATATGATGAGGAGGAAATGTTCATGAAGTTTAATAAAAGGAAAATTAACACTGTAGACATTAACCAGGCCAAAAAAAGTGTTTTTGCTACTGGTATTGGAAATGCTATGGAATGGTTTGATTTTGCTTTGTATTCATATTTGGCAGTGATTATAAGTAAGAACTTTTTTAGCCAAGTTGACAATGATGAAATCAAATTAATTTTTACATTCGCAACTTTTGCAATTGCATTTTTACTAAGACCTGTCGGAGGTATATTTTTTGGTAAAATCGGAGATAAATATGGACGAAAGGTCGTATTAACAACTACGATTATATTAATGGCGTTCTCAACGTTTTTAATTGGTATATTACCTACATATGATCAAATTGGAATATGGGCACCAATAATTTTACTCATTGCTCGTATTTTACAAGGTTTTTCAGTTGGTGGAGAGTATGCAGGTGCAATGGTATATATAGCTGAATCTTCACCAGATAATAAGCGTATTAGATTAGGAAGTGGTCTTGAATTAGGTACATTATCTGGTTATATTCTCGCTTCTGTATTAGTGACAGTAATGTTTTGGTTAATACCAAGTAGTGGTATGGAAAGTTGGGGATGGAGAATACCATTCTTCATCAGTATTCCTATTGGACTATTTGGATTGTATTTAAGAACGCATTTAGAAGAATCACCTATTTTTGAAAATGATTTAACAGATAATAAAGACGAAGTGCCAGGCGTTTTACAAATAATGAAAGATAACAAACGTGATATTTTATTATGTGTAGTATTTGTTGCTTTCTTTAACATTACAAATTATCTATTGCTTGGCTATATGCCATCATATTTAGATGAAAATGTAGGTATCAAAGATACAATTAGTACACCAATTACGGCTATTGTATTAATTATTATGTTGCCATTTGCAATTATGTTTGGCCGATTAGGTGACAAGATTGGTAATAAAAAAATCATTACTTTTGGATTGATTTTGGGAATTGTATTTTCAGTTATTTCATTCCAATTCTTAAATATGGGTAGTCTTGCATTTCTATTTATAGGACTCTTAATGATTGGTATTGTATTATCAGTTTATGAAGGTACAATGCCAGGTACATTACCCACATTGTTCTTTACTAATGTTAGGTATAGAACACTTTCTTGGACATTTAATATTTCAGTTTCGGTATTTGGGGGGACAACTCCATTAGTGGCAACATGGCTAGTACACCGAACTGGTAATAATCTTGCGCCAGGATTTTATTGGTTAATAGTTAGTATTATCGGCCTTGTTGTTGTAAGTCTTTTGTTTAGAGATACTTCAAAACAATCACTAAAAGGATCCTATCCAACAGTTTCTAATGAGAAAGAATTTAAAATAGCTGTTGAAAATCCAAAAGATTCTCTTTGGTGGTATAATAACAAAAATAATTAATTTTTTAAGTATCCAAAGTAAATAGATTGTCAGTTATTAATAGTATAGAGACCTCTCTTAAGGCGGTATATTATTAGTTAATTTAGTTCAGGACAGCCACTTATGTGTCTGTCCTTTTTAATTGTTTGGCTAATGATAAAGTATAATCATTCGAATAAATATTAGAGTTCTGATATTTATAATTGATGCCAACTTTTTTGAAACTTTTACGTAGGAATTCGGATTGTTTCTATATCAATCTTATAAATACATGACATTATTTTCAAACGTTCTGGCAATCATACTGTGTAAGAATTAGAAATCATACTGTTGTTTTATTTTCTAAACTTTGTTATTCTGCTAAGTGTTAAATTATAGGGAGGGACATTATTTGGAAAATAAAGATTATAAATTTAGCGGGAAAAACTTTCTTCAGTTTTTATCTTTAGCCTTATTATTATAGCTGCCGTAGTATTGTTAGGAGCAGCATTTCCTACTCAATTTAATAATATAGGTACTAATATTACAGGTTGGATAACTGAATACTTCGGGTGGTATTATATGGTTATTGTCGCTATTATGATATTTTTCTGTGTTTTCTTGATGTTTAGTCCGATTGGGAAACTAAAATTAGGAAAACCGGGAGATAAACCTGAATTCAACACAATTTCATGGTTTGCTATGTTATTTAGTGCTGGAATGGGTATTGGTTTAGTTTTCTGGGGAGCAGCTGAACCGATTAGCCACTTTGCATCACCGCCTACAGGAGACCCTAAAACTGCACATGCTTATACAGAAGCTTTAAGAGGTGCTTTTATGCAATGGGGATTTCATGCATGGGGTGTTTATGGTGTAGTTGCTCTAGCATTAGCGTATTTCCAATTTAGAAAAAATGAACCAGCATTGATTTCAAGAACTTTACGTCCTATATTCGGAAGTAAAGTAGAAGGACCACTTGGTACCCTTATAGATGTTATTTCAGTTTTTGCTACTGTCGGAGGTGTCGCTGTTTCATTAGGGCTAGGTGCTCTGCAGATAGCTGGTGGTCTTAACTATTTATTTGGAATACCAAATAACATTTTAACTCAAGGCCTTATAATTGTAATTGTAACAATTCTTTTCTTAGCAAGTGCTTGGTCAGGTTTAAATAGAGGTATACAATATTTAAGTAATGCCAATATAGGCTTGGCTGGTATTATCCTGTTATTTATTTTAATCGTAGGTCCTACTGTTTTAATTTTAAATATGCTTACAAGCGCAACAGGAGACTATTTAAACACGTTTTTATTTAATATGTTTGATACGGCGCCTTTAGATTCACAAAAAAATAATTGGATGACACAATGGACGTTCTTCCAATTAGCTTGGTGGATCAGTTGGAGTCCATTCGTTGGTATATTTATTGCTCGTGTTTCAAAAGGTCGTTCAATAAGAGAATTTGTTTCGGGTGTTATGTTAGCGCCGGTGCTTGTTAGTTTAGTATGGTTTGCAGCATTTGGCGTATTAGGTATTGAAACAGCTAAGGATCATCCAAAAATCTTTAATATGCCACCAGAAACGGCCTTGTTTGGAGTTTTTAATGAAATTCCATTAGGTTTTATACTATCAATCATCACTCTAGTATTAATAGCAGTATTCTTTATTACGTCGGCTGATTCAGCAACTTTTGTTTTAGGTATGCAAAGTACATATGGTTCATTAAACCCTTCAGCAATAGTTAAAGTCATTTGGGGTATTGCCCAAGCACTTATCGCATTTATTTTACTTTTCTCAGGTGGAAATGATGGTTTGAACGCATTACAAAACATGGCTATTATGACTGCTTTACCATTCTCGGTAATTATCCTCTGTATGATGGTCAGTTTTTATAAAGATGCGAATAAAGAACGTAAATATTTAGGATTAACGCTAACACCGAATAAACATAGAATGCAAGAATACATGGATTCACAAAGAGAAAGATTTGATGATGATATTATTGAAAAAAGGAAAAGAATTAGGAAATTGGAAAAGTAATTGACCTATAATATTTTATTATGTTAAAATGTACGTACTCTTTTTCAAGATATAATATTTTCAAGCCAAAGCCACTAGGCACCTCTTTATGAGGTGTCTTTTTTATGATATAAATATTTTAAGCAATATACTATTGCTAACCAACGCAAGTATACCTTACTAAAAGAGCAAACACATTGTCCCGTGCCTGCTTTTTGTTATAACAAATTTATCACGTGATCATATTAAGGGCAGGCACTTATGTGCTTGCCCTATTTTTTTATACTCTTTTTTGTTATGTTGTTTTAATATATAATTAAGTAAAAAAGAATGGAGACATAGAATGAATGCTAAAATAGTTTCTTTTATAAATATGAAAGGTGGGGTCGGTAAGACTACTCTGACGATTAATTTAGCTTATACTTTGATGAAAGAAAAAAACAAAAAAGTATTAATAGTTGATATGGACCCACAATTTAATGCTACTCAAGCGCTTTTTACTAAATTTAAATCAATTAGTGAATATGAAGAATTAATAAATGTTAAAACTATACTCGCTATTTTACAGCCAGATGATAGAAGCATAACAGAAGGTGAAAGAAAAACAAAAGTAGAAGATATTATTATAAATTTAGAAAATTCATTATACGGGAAATTGGATATTATTCCTGGAGACTTGAATTTAACTTCTTTTGAATCATCAGACAGAGGTTCCGAGAAATTATTAAATAGGAATATGAATATTATAAAAGAAGATTACGATTATATTTTCATAGATACTCCAGCAACCTACTCAGTTTATGGTCAAACCGCATTATTAGCAAGTGATTATTATGTGGTACCAGTATTGCCAGATACCTTTGCATCTTTAGGACATGATTTATTAGAGAATAAAGTTGAAAATGATATTGTATTGGAAGATATGAAACCTACTAAATTAGGTGTTATAATAACATTATCTAAGCCTAATAAAGCTAAAAGACAAGCTATAATTGATTCTTTTGACGGTATTAAATTTAAGAATGAGTTATTTGAAAACGAACATATTAGGTCAGGGAATTTTGATAATTTTATATATGATATGTCATCAACAAAGGAAAATATAAAAGAACTAACAAATGAATTAATTGAGAAAATAAATGAGGTGGAATAATTGACTTTAAAAAGTAAAATGATACGGAAGCTAGAGATAAATAATAAACCTCAAGATATAAAATTTATTATTCCTGGTATTATAGCAGAAATTATTTTTAACAAAGAATTTTTCAAGAAAAATAGTGAATTAAAAGAATTTACTGTAATCTTTGATAAAACGTATGCTGATTACTTATTTAATGCACGTCCTCTATTATACTCAAGGTTAATAAAAGAATTTAAAAATATTGATAATGATAAAGAACTGAAAACGTATGTAAACAAAATTATTGCCTTTTTAAATTCAAATAATGATACACAAAAGGTAGATGTCAATAAAAAAATAGTGAAAACTAAAAATTCAACAACTAAAAGTATTGAATCTTGGGGTAAAATTATAAATCCTGGTAGATATAATGAAGATTAAAGAAAATATTAATAGAGATCTCAATAGTTATAAGTCTTTTGTGAAAAATAGAAGATTGGTTGCAGATGAATTGCCTAATTTGTATACAAATTATTTTAGTATTGTTTACATTGCTATTAATGTGATGTTGAAAGTTGATAAGTATAAGAATGTTTCTAAAAACGAGAATATATTCAGAAGAAAGCTTGTTGAAAATTTATTGAAAACTGTCGATTTAATAAATCTAAAACATTTTAAAGATACTGATAAATGTTTTAGGTCAATAATTGAAGCTTATTTTAAATATTCTCTTGAAGTAAAAAGGTATCAAATTTATGTTGAAAATAAAAGAGAAGGTATATATAAAGCTAGTGAAGAAATGATTAAATTAAATAGCGTTGCTACTTCGCAAAAAATTGGCAAGCTTACATCGTTTACTAAATCATATTTTAAAGATGTATTTCCTAGTATTGAAACACTATATGATTTTTATGGAGAATTATCGGGAAGTGTACATATATCAGTGGACTATACAGAACCATTGTATTTATTACAGTATGAAGAAATACAATATGCTGAGATAGATGCTAACATGGATAAATATAAGCAGATACTTAATATTATAATAATGGATATCATTGCTAAATTAGAAGATATCTACAATACAAAAGTTATTAATAGAGAAGATTATGTATATTTAAAACAATTATTTAATAATAACCATTAAAATTATAAAGTGTTATATCGCATAAATATTGAGGCTAATTGTTGTGACAGTTGTTTCTTTAACTACGTTACTTTTTGAATCAATTCATCCCTAAACCACCCACGCATGTCACTGGGTGGTTATTTTTATACATAAAAAGACCTAGAAATTAATCTAGGTCAGTACACCTTTATTATTTTTAAGTTTATTCTGGTTTTGCTGGTTTCCACTCTCCGTTATCTATATAACCACCTTGGGATGGCTCTGTTTGCACTCCATGTGATGAATCTTTAGCACTTTCCTCAGTACCTTCTGTAAATCTTGGATCAGGTTGATAATCGGGGTCTTCGGGTCCAGGTCCCATTTTACTTTTATTATTTTCTTGGCCCTCAGGATGTTTTTTTGCATACTCTTTAGCTTGTTCAGTTGCTATCTTATCTCTATCCTCTTGTGTAAGTCCTTCGCTATCCCGTTCTTCTGTTTGTTGTTGTGTGTTAGACAATTCATTTGTGCCTTCTTCAGTTTGTTCAGGGTAAGTATATGTGTTGTCATCTTGTGTAGATGTATCTTTTTCCTCATCAACTGATTTCGTCTTATCTTTTTTATCTTGACTAGTAATTTTCTCTATCACTTTAGGGTTATTGTAAATATATATAGCTGTTCCTAAAAGAGCAATTAATATAAAAGTAGCTATTGCTAAGAAAAAGTTTTTCATGCTTATGTATCTCCTTTGTCGTATATAAATATAAAATAATTAATACATTAATGATATATATTAAACTTATTATACTTTGCAACTTAAGTCTATAGTATATTGTATTTAAATGTTATATAAGAGAATTATTTATTGATTAATACGAACAAGTGTTCTATTATATTCATGAGGTGATACTATGAAAGTAATAAATCCTAACGCACCAGATGAATATAAATATGAAACTGATTATCGTAAAATACCAAGAGAATACCTTAATCCACGTATACCACAAGGACGTGGCATGGTTAAGTGGCAAGCATTTAAGACGCTCCCCGAACAATACGAGCAACTAGAACAATACATACAAGATCAAAATAAGATTGATAAGCCATCATTAAGCGACCACCAATTAAATGATCTAAACGATAAGTTAATATTCAAAATGTATCATGACCCTACAATTGAATTACGTTATTTTGTCGATGGATATATTAAAACTAAAGAAGGTTATATACACAAAGTAGATGTTCACACACAAACACTACATTTATATGAAGAAACTGGATTAAGTAAAGTTAATTTGAAAGATATTGTGGAGATAAAATAAATTGAAGAAATATGAAGAAAACGCTTGATTGCTTAACTTATGTGTAGTATAATTATATATGTAAGGTTGAGACACACCTTACAAACCACCATGAGAGGAGGTGGTTAAATTGGATGACATCATAAAAATGCTGATGCTCATTGTACTTGCTACAGTACAGAGAACACCAGCAATTATAAAACAACTAAGAAAATGGCATCTTGATTATCTTAAAGCCAAGAAAGATAATCAGAAAGACGATTAATCCAACAAGGGGCGAAAGCCCCTACCTCTTTTCATGGTTATTATATTACAGATAGGTGGTAAATTCAAATGAAGATAACTTTTACAGTGATTACAATTATATTTATTCTATTATTGCCACAATTTATTAAGTTCGCAAGAATCAAACACATGAAATCATTAGGTTATAGATACGAGGGTGATGAACTTGTCAGAATACAAACAGACGATCAAAAAACTAATTGAAAGTGATATTACTGGTTACCATATATATAAAGAAACTGGTGTTAGTCAAACCGTTATTTCTACATTAAGAAATGGGAATCGCGATATAGACAATTTAACTTTGAAGACGACAGAAAGACTATACGAATATGCAAAAGCCCACCTAAATGAATAGGTGGGTTTAACTATTTGATTTCGATAATATTTAAACCTTCTGAAAATTCAGGGGGCTCGAAGAAACTAGAAATATATTCGAAAGTTTCTTTAGTATCGAATTGTTGTCTTTCTGGTTCTTCGTTACGTCTTATATTAATTTGTTTCAAACATTTGTCATCACTTATATTGAGAAAAAGTAATTGATGATTTGCATTAATTTCTGAAGCTATACTTAATAGCCATTTTCTTTGAGTTTTAGTGTTACCCGGAAAATCTAATACTACATTACTACCGACTTTTAAAATTCGCTGGATGTGCTCTTTTAATAATGGTTTTATTAACTTTGAGTAACTTAAGTAATCATCAAAATTATTTATTTGATTTGGATATAATTTTTCTAACCATTCATCTTCAGACAATAACACTGCATTTTCAGTTTGTTCTATTTGTTTAGATCTAGTTGATTTTCCAGCTCCCATTTTTCCTGAGAAAAAATATAAAGTTCCTAAATTATTCAAATTTTTATGTACCTCCGAATTTTTTTGAAAAGTGTGTAAACGAGTTCTTCTTATGTTGATACTAATTATATGAAAAATTATAACAACAAACAACCCACCCACTCATTTATATGAATAGGTGGGTATTTTTATGTTATTGATACCACTTTTGATACCATTTTGTTTTGAATTCAAAAAAACATGATGTTTCAAATAGTTCGAAACGTTGATATAAAGCCATTTTGAGTTTTAATAATATGATGGAAACTACAATACCTCTTCCCAAGGGTCGTTATTAATACTTATTAGATTCTTTGTTTTAAAGGTTTTTATCATTGTTTCTAACTCCTTTTGATACCGTTATGATACCATTTAATCAAATATACGCATAGCCTCTTGTTTTTTGTTTGTGTATAAATGAGAATAAGTTTGTATAGTTTCGTTTATATTCGAGTGACGCATTAACTCCATTAGCACATACATATCTACTCCATTGTTTATTAAATAAGTAGCATACGAATGTCTTAATGAATGTATACGAATATCGGGGAAAACTGATTTAAAATGAAAAGTGTAAGTTGTGTAACTCCATGGTTTTAAATCTCCGAAAATATAATAATCATCACTAAAATATTTGAAATTATTACTTTTATATTCATATAAATCATTTAATAACTTTCTAATATGTGAGGGTAAGGGGACTATACCAGCTGATGAATTAGTTTTAACAGTATTTCTTATTTTTCTATGTTGTAAGTCTAACGTTTTACTAATAATCAGTTCGCCTTTATCTCTATCGTAATCTGACCATTGTAATGCTAACGCTTCGCCTATACGAAGTCCAGAGTAAAATAACAACTTAGTTAAATTTTTTGAAGTTTCATTTTCAATATTTTCTACTTTCTCATCAAATAATTCTCTTGTTATATAAGTAGCTTTAGGTTTTACTCTAGGTATAGGCTCAATGGGTAATGTAGGGTCATATAAAAGTTTGTAATGTTTATTTGCATAATTCATCACAGCTTTAAATCCTGCCCAAACTGAGCGAGCATAACTTAGTGATAAATCATAATCGTTCATAAGACTATTTCTTAATTCACGACATTGTTCTGTTGTAATTTTCCCGATTGGTATATTTTCAAATCTAGACTTTAAGTAATTATTATATTCAAGTGTTCTTTTTTCAATTGATCTTGGAGATAAGTTTGCAGCTTTCAATCTATCGTAAAAAACTGTTTTAAATAGTTGGGTGTCTGAATAACCGAATTTAACTTTTTGAATAAATTCTGATTCTGCTATTTTAGCATCTTTTTTTCTTGTGAAACCACGTTTTACTTTACGTTTATTTTGACCAAAAGTATCTTTATATCTAACTGAATAAAAATATTTATTAGTTTTTTCGTCCTTATATATGGGCATGTTTATACACTCCTTTAACAATATAGAATATAGAAACTTTAAATACTTATTCGAACTCTATTTCATATAATGATTCGTTAATTTGGTCGTACATCTCGTATTTCTCTAGATAATCAAACCAGACAGAATCAGGTTTCTTCTCGTGTTCTTCTACAATAGATTTCACTTTTTCATAAATACTTGTTATCAAATCTTTGTACATGTCATTCGCAGCTCTTTCTATTTTTGCTTCTGACCAACGTTTCTTTGGTGGTCTTCTTTTATCCTTTTCTAATTGATGGTTAATAGCTCTATCATAAAAGCTATCTAATGCTGGTAATCTTCCTTCTATGTGTTCCTGAAAAGTTTTACTATTCATCGTTATCCTCCTTATCTTGTCCATCTATCGCTCTGAAAAAATCAATAAATGTTTCTGCCATTTTTTCTACTTTTTCATCTGATGATTCATTTATATATTTTGGAGAAATATTTGTATAGATTTCTTCATTATTTAGTTTATTCAAAGCTTCTTTTTTTCTATAACTTAAATTCATAATTAACTCCTTTGAAAATTAGTTATCTATTTTTTTGTAAATCCAGTAAATAACTAATGGTAAGATTACAACAGTGTAAGAAGTATAAGTAATAACAGTGTCTATAATAATACCTCCTTGCAGAACGTATGTTCTGTTTGTTTTTAAAAAATATATAAGGCAGTAGGGACTGCCCTATTGTAATTAATTTATTTCATTATTCATAATTTCAGATACTTGATCGTTGTATTCTTTTTGTGGTAAACCTTCATAATCTTTTTGTCTACTTAATTCTTCGATTTGTTTTTGAGCATCTTCAGACATACCTTCCGTAGAAAAATCACCACCAGGAAATTGGTTCAAATCAATTTTTTGTTTTTGAGGTTCTTGTTCCATAGTTGCCTGTTCTTGCGATTCTAAAGGCGCTTGGGCAGTCTGCTGTTCTTGATTATTCACTTGTTCTTGTGATTGAACAGGTTCTTGAGATACAGCTTCTTGGGTTTGTTGCTCTGTGTTTACTTCTTGTTGATCACTGTCTGTGTTAGAAGTTTGTTTTTTATCAGTATTTTCTTTATTTGATTTTTCTTTTTTATCATCATTTGATTTCTTATCATCTTTTTTACTTTCTTTATCAGACGACTTGGCTTCCTTCTTATCTTCTGACTTACTTTCTTCTTGTCCACATGCTGCTAACACTAAAAAACTGGCTAATAATAAAAATAAAACTTTCTTCATTCTAATGCCCTCCAATATATATTTATGTTATAAAAACACATTAGTATTAGTTTACAAAAACTATATTATCTTTTGTAGTATGTATAACAAAATATTTTTAACATTTTACACAATTCCATAGTTAATATACAGTTCATTGAAATTGTAGTTTAATTATTTAATTCAAATGTACTTTCTATTCCGAACAACTTATTTAATTGCACACGTGTACAAACACACGTATATATATTAGTACTTAATAACTACTCTTTTTAATTTCCCTACTATATAGAAGTCATCATTTTCACTTACAAATCTGGGTTGAAAATTTGGATTTTCCGATTGAAGAATGATTACATCACCTTGCTTATAAACTTTTTTCAATAATGTTTCGCCATTAATAGAAACACACATAATTTCCCCATTTTCAAAATTAGATTGTTTTCTTATCAAGACTAGATCACCATCATATATTCTAGAACCTGTCATTGAATCTCCTTTTGCTTCAAGGAAAAAATACTCTCCACCGTTAAGCCATTCTTTTGGTACAAATTCATAACCGACTATATCTTTGAAAGTTACTACGCCAGAACCGCAATAGACTTCTGATACTATTGGCAATCTTTTATTAGTAGGAACGATGAAAGAATCTTCTGGTAAATCTAATAAATCAGAAGGCGTTGTATTAAAGAAATCAGAGAGATAGTATAAAGTTTTTCCGCTAGGTTCGGAACCTTTTTCCCATCTTGAAACTGTACTTTTATTAATGTTTAAACCATATGCATCGTTTAGTTTTTCTGCTAAATTTTCCATTGTCAATTCATTTTCTAGTCTTAATTTTTTAATTTTATCTGCGAATTCCATAGCTTGTAACCTCCAAATTAAAAAAACTTTATGAATAGTATTATATAGGAAACGTTACGTATGCGCAACACTTTTTAGAAATAAACCAATATTTATGTATTGCATTCGCAACTAGTTAGTGTTAAATTATAAACAGTTGCTAGAACGCAACTAGGAAGTGGGGTGAATATAAAATGCTTGGTGGATATCCAGAATTTAAAAAATATATGAAAAGAAATGGTATTTCACAACAAGAATTAGCAGATTTACTTGGATATAGTAGGAGCAAAGTAAATACTATATTAAACGGAACAAGTAGATATGATTCTGATTTTGAAGGTAAAGACTTTAAAATTATTCACTTAAAATACGGAATTAATATTAATGAATATTTTTTTAACTATGAAGTTGCGAATGCGCAACCTATTAATTGAGGAGGAATTAAAATGCAAGATTTATTAACAATTAACATCGAAAATAATTCAGAACTTGGTCCAGTGGTTTCAAGTAGAACAGTAGCAGAGGAATTGGGAAGACAGCACAAACATATATTAGAAGGTATAGATGAAATGATTAAAAAAAGTACGGCCGACATTTCGGCTCTATTAATACCTAATCAATATAGAGCTAGTAATGGCAAACGAAATAGAGAATATCTTCTAACAAAAGACGGTTTCACTTTATACATGTTCAACATTCAAGGTCATAACGATTTCAAAATTGCTTACATTAATAAATTTAATGAGATGGAAGACAAACTTAAACAACAATATCAAGTACCTCAAACACCAATGCAAGCACTTGAAATGATGTTCAGTGTACAAAAAGAGCAAGAACAATTTAACAAACGTATTGAAACGGAAGTTACAGGCATTCGAAATATTGTAGGTATTGAAACGAAGAATTGGAGAAATGACACTAACAAAATTTTAGGTGCAATTGCTCAACACTTAGGTGGAGGAAATAAACATAAATCAATTCGTACAGAAGCTTACAAATTACTAGAAGAAAAAGGTCGTTGCAAATTAGATCAGCGATTAAATAATCGTAGAGCGAAAATGTTATCTAAAGGTGCCACTAAATCACAAATAAACAAATTATCTAAATTAGATGTAATTAATGATGAACCAAGATTGATTGAAATTTATATTTCAGTAATTAAAAGCATGGCAATCAAATACGGCGTAGATATTAGCCAATTCGAAATATAGGAGGAAATGGAATGAATATTCAAGAAGCAACTAGGATAGCTATGGAAAAAGGAAAGGCAATTTATAGAGAAGCATGGTTTGACGAGGAGTTAAGACCATCTGAAATTATAAATTTAATACCTACAAATACATTTGGCTACATTGTATTTGTAAACCAAACCTTCACACCAATGTGGAATCCAAAGGCAGAAGATTTGATTTCAGAAGATTGGATCGTACCAGGAATAGAATCAAAAACTTATTAGTGTCTTTAATTTTGTTAGTTCTTTAACAACACTTTGAATATTTTTCTTATGTAAGTTTTCCATAGTAAATATCGCTTGATTTTCTAATGAAACGCGCACAGGTTTGTCGCTTGCATAAAAAACTGTAAGTAATCCTTGTTCGTCTAACTCATTTATACATTCACATAAAGTATCTAAATCCCAACCAATAAAAAAGTTTTCATTTATGGATTTAGCGCTACCAAACTTCTTAGAACGAGATAATGCCATACCGTCTTCTAATCTATCTAAGTGAATTTTATACAGTTGAGTAATAACAAAATTACACTTATTAGTTAATTTATCCACAATTTTTCACCACCCACTATCGCAGTAGCGACAACTTAATTGTACCAAACGTTATTGCACGACCGAATAGTAAATTTTAAAAGGAGAGATAGATAATGCGAAAAAATTATATAGACGCAAAAGATTTAATGAAAATAACTGGAGTTTCAAAAAGTAAAGCAACCAACATCATTAGAGAGTTAAATGAAGAGATGGAAAGAGAGGGCTATGTTGCAATTAGAGGTAAATTACCAATTGGACTAGCGAAAGAAAAATTCCCTTATTCAATAGATGACGAAACAATAAACGAATTGGAGGTTACAACATGAAAGGTACATTAGCACTAGCAACAGCAGTATTAGCATTCTTTATAGCACTGATATTCACGAAAGACTTTATATACTTGCTGTTAATTTACTGGGTAACAGCATGCTTTAGCTATATGGCATGGGACACATGGATTAATTATTTAAAGACAACAAAAAAGACTGAGTGCTAATAGCAGTTAGCAAACAGTCGGGGATACTCTATATAAATAAAAAAGAATATATATAGAGTATGCCCTAAAACATAGGAGGTAGTCAAATGTATTACGAAATAGGTACAACTAAAAGTAAAGTAATTAAACTATTAGGGTTTGAATTCAATATTAATTTGTACAAACACGACGACAATATAGAGGTCACGTTAGTAAATGAAAGCAACGATTTTATAGATAGCGTACCAATTTATGATGAATACGCTGGAATAGCTACAGCGCAAGAGATACTAGAACAATCTGCTTTCACATGGATAGAACAGAATACAGATGAAGCAGACAGAATAATGAATCGAGTGATGCAGTGGTGAAGAAACAAAAATTTAAACGATTAGCCATCGATCTATTACAGAAAATAGAAAGTGAAGGCATGATTATCGAATATATAGATAACACGATTTGGTTTAATCATTCACATGACAACTATAAAGAAGGCATGGGAAGCATTTATATGTTTAATAACACACATAAAGATACTGACATATTAGCACGATATGAACAAGCAAAGAAAGTTATTGAGGGCGAAAGGTTGGTTTGCGATGAGTAATATATTTGAGTTAACAGATAACTATAAACAAGTATATGACTTGATTTCTGAACAAGGCGATGAACAAGCTTTAATAGATACTTTAGCGAGTATTAATGATGCATTAGAGGATAAAGCAGATGGATATGCATCAGTGATTAAATCATTACAAGCAGACAATAGCGCAATTGATGAAGAAATAAAGCGTTTAAAGCAGCGTAAAACATCAAACGAAAATGGTGTTAAACGTTTAAAAGATAATTTAAAAGAGTCTATGGAATTAACTGGTAAAGAAAAATTTAAAACAGCATTCAACAGTTTCAGCATTTCTAAAAATGCACCTAGTAAAGAAGTTTTAAACGAGAAACTCATACCTAAAGATTATTGGATATCTCAAGCACCTAAAATAAATTCCAAATTACTCTTAGATGATTTGAAAGCTGGTAAAGAAGTGCCAGGAGCAGAAATTAAACAAACTAGAAGCTTAAGGGTGAGATAAATGAGTGAGGAACTTAATATATATCAAAAAATAGCAGATGTAAAAGCTAATATAGATGGATTCACAAAAGATACAAAAGGCTATAACTTCACTTATGTATCAGGATCACAAATATTGCATCGTATTAGAAATAAAATGATTGAACATAGATTGTTATTAATACCTAGTACATCAAATGAAAAGTGGACTACACACACTTATAAAAATAAAAAAGGACATGAAGTTATAGATTTTATAGTAGAAATGGATTTGAACTACAAATGGGTTAATGCAGATAAACCAGAAGAACAATTGGATATTAGTTATCACGCATTTGGTCAACAAAGTGATATATCACAAGCTCATGGTACAGCTTTAACTTATTCAGAACGTTATTTCTTAATGAAATTCTTTAACATACCAACTGATGAGGATGATGCAGACGCTAAAGAAAAGCAAGAAAAATATACAAAAGTTAGTCCAGAAATAAAAGAGCTATTACAGAAAGAAATAGAAGACTTTGTAAAAGAAGTTGAAATAAATAACCAAACAGAAACGTATGAGAACAAAATCAAAAATTTACAAATTATGAACATTGATGAATTGAGTAATGAACAAATAAATAAATCAAGAAAATCAATCCAAACATGGTTAAAGGAGCTTGAACAATGATTAACAGAGCTATATTAGTAGGACGTTTAACGAAAGATCCAGAATTCAGAACAACACAATCAGGTGTAAGTGTCGCAACTTTCACCCTAGCTGTTAATAGAACATTTACAAATGCACAAGGTGAACGAGAAGCAGACTTTATCAATGTAGTTGTTTTCCGTAAACAAGCAGAAAATGTAAATAAATACTTGTCTAAAGGTAACTTAGCTGGCGTTGATGGTCGTATACAATCACGTAGTTATGAGAATAAAGAAGGACAACGTGTATTTGTTACAGAAGTTGTCGCAGACAATGTTCAATTCTTGGAACCTAAAAACAACGGACAGGCAAACAATGTTTCCAAAGGTCAACAGACAGGGACAAATAACCAACGTTCAAGAAATGATAACCCATTTGCTAATAACAATGGACCTATTGATATTAAAGATGATGATTTACCATTTTAATTGTGCACAATATAAAAGGTGATTAAATGGCGATAATTAAAAGTTACATCCAACAAGATGACGGCACGACAACTGCTGTCATCGAGGGTGTAGAACTAACTAATAAAGATTTTCTACTACTTGATAATGGATTAGAAGTTGAATGTGATGTAGATGTGATTGATCCATACAAGATAACAGGTGAACAACGTCGTAAAGTGTTCGCGATGATAAGAGATATATTCGACCACTACGGGCAACCGATGGACTATTTAAGGTATATGTTTCAAAAACAGTTGGAGTTTTTACATGGTTATGAACCGATGTCATTAAGTAATTGTAGTCGAAGACAAGCAAGTGAGTTAATCGAACTTATATTAGATTTTATATGCCAATATGACATACCTATGAGAAAGCAAACGAGCGACCTCATGAGCAATGATAAATACTTTCTATACAAATCTACCATTAACCGAACTTGTGTTATATGTGGCGCTGTAAATGCTGATTTAGCACATTATCAAACTGTAGGTAGTGGACGTAATAGAAACAAAATAAACCATACAGATAATAAAGTACTAGCCTTATGCAGAAAGCATCATACAGAACAACATCAAATAGGCATGGATACATTTAATCGTAAATACCACTTACAAGATAGTTGGGTGGATGTAGACGAAAAACTGAATAAGATGTTGAGAGGTGAGAGACATGGCAACATTTAGAACTATAAAAGAAAGTGGCGAATTTGTAATTGTTCATAAAACGTTTGTATTTGATGAAAGACTAAGCGCTAAAGCTAAGGGAATACTATTGTATTTCTTAAGTAGACCAGATGATTGGCAAATTTACACTTCAGAAGTAGTGAAACATATGAGTGATGGACAAAAAGCGATTAATAACGGCATAAAAGAATTGATTGAGTGTGGCTATGTTCACAGAAAGCAGAAAAGAAGTGAAAGTGGCGTCTTTAACGGTTATGAATATTTAGTGTATGAGAAGCCAACCGAAATGCCATTATCGGAAAACGGAAAAACGGAAAACCGAAAAGGGCGAACTACTAATAATAATAGAACTAATAATGATTTAACTAATAATAACAATACTAAGAATGACAGTAGTAGTGCACAGCCATCGCCGTTTGATTTCTATCAAGAAAATGGATTTGGAATGCTTAAACCATATGTAGCGGAACAAATCGGTTATTGGATAGATGACTTTAAAGACAACGGAAATGAAATTGTTATTGAGGCAATGAAAGAAGCTGTTAACAATAACGTTACTAATTGGAGCTATGTGAATTCTATATTAAATGCGTGGGACAACGATGGTGTGAAAACTACAGAAGATATACAAGCAAGAAATAAAAAACGTTCAAATAAAAATAATGGGTTGCAAGGGCAGGACATGTTAGATGCTATGCAAGACCCTAGTTATTGGGATTAGGAGTGATTACATGCAGTCGATGGCGAGCTTATCAAGAAATTTTAAACCTAAAAGTAATATCGTTGAACAAGAATTAGATTTGTATTGTGACGAATGCAAACGTAAGTATGATTATTACAAATTTGAGAATGGGCAAGAATTTAAACATGGTTGTGATTGCTCAATGAAAAGAGCAGCTGAAGCAACAGTAAGAGAAAAGAAACAAAAGCGTATCAATAATTTATTTAGTCAATCTAACGTTAATAAGTCACTTCAAGAAGCAACAGTGAACAACTACCAACCACAAAATGAATCGCAGGATAATGCGAAACAAACAGCTATTGAATATGTAAAAACATTTTCAGTAGATAATCCCAAGTCGCTTATCTTACAAGGATCATACGGTACTGGTAAATCACATTTAGCATATGCGATAGCGAAAGCAGTTAAAGCACAAGGTTATACCGTTGCCTTCATGCACATTCCTAAGTTAATGGATAGAATCAAAGCTACTTATAACAAAGATGCAGTAGAAACAACAGATGAATTAGTAAAACTACTAAGCGAATTAGATTTATTAGTATTAGATGATATGGGTGTAGAAAACACCGAACATACATTAAATAAACTATTTAGCATTGTAGATAACCGTAGTGGAATGAATAACATTTTTACTACCAACTATAGCGATAAAGAATTAAAACAGAATCAAAATTGGCAACGTATTAATTCAAGAATGAAGATGAACGCAAGAAAAACAAAAGTCTTAGGTGAAGACTATAGGGAGAGAGATGCATGGTAAAAACAATTCAATATGTAAAAGACTTTTTAGAAGCTCCTAATTTAAGTGATATGTACGCACAGAAGTTTATAGATGGGGCACATGGAGACGAAACAACGTTAGATGAACTTTTATTCGCAGAGAAAGCAAAACGCGCTACAACAGACGCTATTCGTGAGGTGCGCTAAATGGGATTGAGTACAGAATATAGATTAAAACAAAGCAACAGTAATATAACTATCGATGTTATCCCATTAGATAATAATAGAAATCGTGTATTTGGATTGCATAATCATTTCGGCATAGATGAATACATTATTAGTGATGAAAGATTAGAAGAAATCAAACGCACATACAGATTAGAACGTGCAGATCAAACAAGCATATTTGATTACATGTAGGAGTGAACAGATGGAACATATAGAGATTAATTTTAATGAAAGAAAAGGTTATGAAGCACCAATGGGTTCACCTAGACCTAGATTTAGAAGTGTAGGAAAGTATGTTCACACTTATATGCCAGATAAGTATATGAATCATAAGGATTTTATTAAAGAACAACTACCAGAATTAATGATTGATGCACCTATCAAATTAACAATAGAGTTTCACTTTCCGTTGCTTAAATCATGGAGTAAGAAGAAACATGTAGCGATGATAGGGCAATATAAAGTAACTAAACCTGATATAGATAATCTTATAAAGACAGTATTAGATGCAGCTAATAAACACGTATGGCAAGACGATAACCAAATTGTAGAGATAGCAAGCTTTAAAAAATACGCAGAGACTCCAAAAGTGGTTATGGATATTGAAGTATTGGAGTGATTTAAATGAGTGAACCAGGAACAATGAAAATTAAATACTACGCTAAATTCGAAAAGGTAGTGCCATATATCCAACGACCAAATGAAGAAGAACAAGAAGCTTTAAAGTGGATTGGTCAAGACATGGATAAGCACGTCAATGATTACTTAGATGGTACATTCATAGAATTTAGCGAACCAGAGGTGAAAGATTAATGGAAACACTACTTGTTAAGGGCAAAACATATCACATTATGGGCGAAAACCTTAAATGTATGTATAAGAATGGTTTGAGTAAAAACTACGTAAGCAAAAGATTGCTTTACGGTTGGACATTGCATGAGGCGTGTAAAGCGCCTAGAAATTATCGATTAAATGATTATAAAGATGTACAAAAACGTGAACGATTAAAGCAATCAAAAATGAAAAATGAACAGTATAAAAAACTTAAACATAGAGACGATCATCCTTGGTTGTACGATGGCACACTGCAAGTACATCCACGTAGTAAATATGTAGCAGGTTTAATGAAAAACGATATATTCCCGAAGGTGGTTAAATAAATGTCAAAAGAAACATTAAAAGTCGGTGACTGGATTCAATACATTGCGATAAATGGACAATCACAACACGGTAAAGTTGATAGATTAGTAGAGGATATGAATGAAAAAGAAACACGTGTTGATTTAAAACTATTAAATGGGCAAAAAGATTCCATTTGGATAAATCATGATTGGATTAAGACACATCCAAATAAAGTGAGTCTATTGGATGAGAAATATAACGAAAGAAATAAACAATCCAACGACTTACAACAACGTAAGCGTAGTTGCGGAGTGATCAATAGCGAAAGATTAGAAGCCATACACCCAGGTGAATGGGTAATCCCATTAAATAATTCCGAAAGAGCTCAATTTATAGAACAAGTAGTTGAAGGTTTTGACGCAGTACCAGCATACAATATAGGTAAAGCGATAGAACACATATTTGAACATGATAGTGAGCAAGCCAAAAAATCATTGGAACGTGCATATGAGAATTGGGATTAATTCAGTTATAGATATAAATATATTATAGAGTTTAAAGAGTTTTTAAGTAGATTATAGGAGGATGAAAGAATATGAAATTTCAAAAACAATATAAAAAATTAGATAGATGTGTAAAAGCAACAGAAGGTAGCGATATTAATACGTTAATACCTGACCATTTTTTAAAAAGAAAAAGTGGTAAAACAGTAAATTTAATTAATTTAGCGAAAAAGCATAACGGATATTATGTAGGTCCTAGTAGAGATTTTATTAAAATAACTAAACGTATAGACCCAAATGTGAAAGGTTATTCAGTAAGACAAATTCTTTGTAAAGACGGTCTGTTAAAAGAGGGCGACATCTTATTTGTAGATGGTGTTAGTGAAAAAGATATTGAAATGTTAAAGCAATTTAAAGGCGTTAGATTAATAGGTTTTGTGAAAGTAAATTTTAATTATTGCAGACAGTCACCTTATATCATGCAAAAGACGGAGGACGAATAATATGAAAATCAAAACTAAGAAACAACTAAACTTACCACAGTTGATTGAGTGGGCGTGGGATAATCCTGAACAATCACAATATAAGATGTTTGAGAAAATCGGAGCAACAATGCGTGATTACGTTTCTTTTAACAGTGAGGAAAACGGGGTTAGATTAAATGGAACAGTAAAGCCAGCAGACATTTTCACAGTCGAAGTCGAGGAAGAAATTACGGAAGATACGAAATTTAGACATATTGTGTTCATTGATGATTGTGACCTTAGTGCTTCCTATGAAAATAATTCTATCAACGACATAAAATATGGAAAAGATAAAGAATTTCACGCATACATTGATGGCAAATTTAAATTAATCTGGCGCAACGGAAAGCTGGTGGAGTAGATGATTAAGTTTAGAGCGTGGGATAAGTTTTACGAATGCATGATTACGCCTGCAGGAATTGATTTAGAAAATGGAGAAGTAGCACATATTATAGAACAGTTACCCGGAGAAACAACGAAATCTTCGATCACTTATTACGAACTCATGCAATCAACTGGGCTATTCGACAAGAACGGTAAGGAAATATTTGAGGGGGATATACTACATCACAAAGTGCAAGGAACAGGTGTTGTTTTCTATCCTTATAGGGATACCATGGCTTCGTTTGGTATAAGAAATGTAAATACTAATTTTGGGAGAAATTTACAAGATACAGCTAAAGCAGGATACGAAGTTATTGGAAACAAATTTGAACACCCACATTTAATAGAGGAGTGATGGCGAGTGGTTAACTTTTGGAAAATGACTGTTGAAGCAGTTAAGGAACAACGCGACCAATACAAAGCAGAACGCGACACACTAATCGATGATATAGCAGTGTTGAAAGCTAATATTAGTAGGTTGGAAAAACGAGTTTCAGAATTAGCGCATGAAAATGTTAGATTACAGAACGATTTATATATAGAAGAACTAAACCAAGATGAAGCAGAATTTGTAATTAAAAAGTTACGTAAACTATACACCACCCTAACCAACCACATACGTATGAAAGCAGAAAACAATCCTGGAGTAAGTCGCTATATAGATTTGGTTAACTATATTGATAGATTGGAGCGTGATTAGATGGCGTATGAGTATGAAGAATACATTAAAAATGTAATAGGTACTGAGGCAGTGTTTAGTCACGAAAAAGAGAAAAGACAAGAGAGAGTAAAAGAACTACATGAAGTCTATCGCAAAGCAAAGGCGTTTGATGAAATTAGAGAAATAGAAAAGACTTCGGACATTACAGGTTATTACGAGAACACACAATCTTATATGTACGATGTCGAATCTGTAATTGAGAAATACGATATGGAGGACGAGTAGATGGAGACAAGAAAATACGAACAAAAGGTGAATAACCCTAAAATTTCACTAAGAGTAAATGACAACTATACTTTTGTAGATGGATATGAAAACAGTCACTCATTACAAATAAAACTACTAAGCGACAACGCAACTAAACCTAAACGAGCAGATGATGAATCAGCTGGTTATGATATATACGCAGCAGAAACAGTAATACTTGAACCACAACAGAAAGCGTTAATTGCTACTGATCTAGCAGTGAATATTCCTAAAGGCTATGTGGGATTACTGACGAGCAGAAGTGGTGTGAGTAGTAAGACACATCTTGTAGTTGAGACAGGAAAGATTGATTCGGGCTATCAAGGTCATATGCAGATTAATATTAAGAATGATATGGAATCATTAGAGAATTGGAATAGTTATAACTTTCATTGGTCACCTATTGGAATAGATGGCGAATACATTGAAAGACCTAAAACAGATGAGAACTTAGTTATGGAGGGTTGTTACCAAATCAACAAAGGCGAACGACTAGCACAGTTAGTTATCGTACCAATATGGACACCAGAGTTAGTACCAGTTAAGGAGTTTAGCAATGAAACAGCAAGAGGAGAAAAAGGTTTTGGAAGTACAGGATACTAAAGACATATTAGAGAAAGTTAAAGAGGTGTTGAGGAAATGAGAGAACAAAGCAAAATTATATATCGTGGTTGGAATAAAGAAATTTTCATTTTACAAGGTAAGAATATACCCGATAGTACTTTAGTGCATATAGTAAGTAAGTTTTCTGAATTATACACAGAATATAACATTGTAGTTATTCCCAAAGAAGTGGAGTTTGAAATTAGATGACACAACACCTAATACGCACATTAACAGATTCAACCGGTCACCCTTTCGTTCATATAACTAAAGCGCGAGAGAATGAAACGTTTACTGTGATTGAGGCAGAGAGTAAGGAAGAGGCGGAACGTAAGTATAAAGCACAAAAATTAAATGAAGCTTTCACGAAGAATAAGAAAGGACAGTGAGTAAAATGAACCCAGCTAATCCAGCGCATCCAGCAAATCCAATTAACCCTGCTAACCCAGCATCAGCAACAAACGTAAATAATATGAATTCAAGTAGTGATGCATCTATAGAACTTAATCATTGGTGGGAATACGTATTAGTTTATGGATTGCTAGGAATTACAGCAATAGCACTTATAACTTTATTAGTAGTGATAATAATAATGATTATCGAATTTATTAGAGGATAACGGAGGATGAATAAATAATGGAAGAGATTAAAATGAAGGCAAGTATTAATATCGAAAATATAAATGAACTGACTTTATTAACTAAGAGAGTAGAACGTGCGTTAAAAGAATTAAGAGTAGCTACGAAAGAACTTAATAAATTCAAACTTAAAATGAGTATGGAGATGGAGGACGGCGAATGACTAAATATATGGCTAAAAAACCTATGCAACTTGGATTCGATAACCTGGTAGGACCTGGCGACTTAATGGAGATTAAGAAATTAAAGCACCCTATAATGCTAGGTGATAAAAAACATAAATATGTTGAAGTAAATACGCAACATTTTATGACTAAGAAGTTTATTAAAGATAATTTTATTAAAGGCACTTATAAATTAGAAACTCCTAAACGCATACTTAGGACACTACTGATCATTGCACTATATGAACTAAGTAAAGAAATCACATACGAAATCATAGTTAAGAAACAGGCTAACGATATGGTAGAACAACCTGGTTACGATGAAGTAGATGCATGGAAAAAGTATTAAGGAGGATAATAATATGTGGGTAATTCTAACCTTTGTATTCAGCATAGTAATCATAGCGTTAATCATTAGCTTGATTGTGTTGAACGATAAAAAGAACGAGAAGATATTTAATCTGTTTAAACAAAATGTATTACTACAACAAGAGATTAAGAGAGAGCTTAGTAGTAAGCCACATAAAGAACCTAAGAAATTAAGTGAATCATTACGAGAGAGATCACAAATGAAAAAGTATAACACTGATTCATCTAAATACTCATGAATATGATGTATATAAAGCAGAAGTACACAACAACCCAAATAGAAAGTAACTGGAGGAATTAGATGATAGCTATTGAACGATATGACATTAAAAAATTAGAGGATTACATTAAGAATATAAAACAATATCGTAAACAATTACGCTTTAGAGAATATGAACTGTTAGAAAATCATGAGACTATTAATCCTGATGGTGGTAAATCTAATCTTCCAGGAAGACCAGTAGAACAAGAAGTTTTAGTGAAATATAAAGATAATAAGTACAACAGTTTATACAACATTGTAAGGGGTGTAGACAAATTACTTGATGAACTAGAAGATGAAACTTTAGAGATGATTCGATTAAGATATTGGGATTGTCCAATAGATTGTAATCAATGGGAACAAATAGCTGACCGTTTCCATGTAAGCAAGACAACAATACTACGTAAACGTAATGCAATGCTTATTAAATTAGCAGATTATATAGGTTATGTATAGGAACGGACTTTGACCCTATATAAGTCCATCTATAAAAGCCTTATTATGATAACATAGGTAATTATAAATAATACTATATTATATCGAGACACATCTATTCCGCAGGTGTGTCTCTTTTTGTTGTGTAGACGAACGAGTAAGGGAGTGAACAAGTATGAGGATAGTAGTTGTGTACGGTGCGCCAATGAGCGGCAAGACAACATATGTTAATGAAGTTATGCAGGATACCGATTTAGTATTCGATTATGATGCCTTAACGCAAGCATTAACAAATAGTCAGTATCAACAACACAACGATAGTGCACATAAGTTAGTCATGGACATAAGAAATAAGATGATAGACCATGCTAAACAAACAACAGCGGGTACACTCTACATGATTACGACATACTTATCTTACACATTACAAGACAAGGTAGAGACACACTTTAATACACAGTACAAACAAATGGATACATCATTAGATGAATGCAAGCGAAGACTAAGCATTAGTGATAGACACAATAAGCAACACGTTATGCAAGTGATACATGAATGGTATGGCAAGTATATATACAACAAAGGATTAATAGATAGTGATGAGCTAACAAAGGAAACCAAGAGGTTATACAAGTCTAAAGACTGGCATACATTGAGACACATGGCATTAGAAAGAGACAATCATTTGTGTCAAATGTGTTTAAGGAAACATAAATATACAGATGCTGAGTTAGTTCATCATATCATTTATGTTAAAAGTGATTTTCAAAAAGCTCTAGATTTAGATAATCTCATGTGTGTTTGTTCGAAGTGTCACAATAGAATTCATGCGAAAGATGAAGAGGAAGTTTTTACAACAGAAAATGTAGAAAGAAAAGTGCGAACGATAAAACTTTGATGCCCCCTGGTTTTTGTTTTGAGAAAAAGAAATAAAGAGACCGCGGACAGTTGAAGCGTTCGCAACACAAACGATTTTTTCATGAAAGGGGGGTAAAGGTTGGAATTAACAAAAAAGCAATTAGTCAGTTATATCGATGGTTATCAAACTTCAGATGATATCTTAATAGATCTCTATTTAGAGACTTATAAATTTTATTGTCGATTAAGAGATGAACTCGAAGAGTCTCAGCTTATGTATGAACATACGAATAAAGCAGGCGCTACGAATTTAGTTAAAAACCCATTAAGTATTGAATTAACGAAAACGGTTCAAACGCTAAATAATTTATTAAAGTCATTAGGATTAACCGCAGCACAAAGAGAAAAAATTGTTGAATCAGAGGAGGACGGTTTTGGTGACTATTAAAGTATTGAATAAACCTTCACCTAAATTGCTCACCACATGGTATGCGCAACAAGTCGTTAGAGGTAATATTACGGCGAATGAATACGTTAGAAAAGAATGCCAAAGGCATTTAAATTACCTCAAAAATGATAATCATCGGTGGGAATTTGATGAAGAAAAAGGACATAAACCAATAAGATTTATCGAAAAGTTCTGTAAACCTTCGAAAGGCGAATACGGACAACTCATATTACAACCATGGCAACATTTTATTATTGGTTCTTTGTTTGGTTGGGTAGATAAAGAAACACGTTTACGACGCTTTAAAGAAGGCGTCGTTTTTGTTGGGCGTAAAAATGGTAAAACGACTTTGATATCAGGTTTAACAACTTATGGTGCTTCAGAAGATGGCGAACCCGGGGCAGATGTTGTTCTACTAGCTAATGGTATGAAACAAGCTCGATTATTATTTGATGAATCAACCAAGATGATAAAAGCTTCACCTAAATTAAATAAAAATTTCAGACCAAGAAGAGATGCCATATATTACGATAAAACAAATTCGAAAATCGAACCCCAAGCAGCAGATAGTGAGAAGTTAGATGGTTTAAATACACATATTGGTGTGTTTGATGAAATCCATGAATACAAAGATTATAAATTGATTTCTGTTATAAAAAACTCTCGACAATCAAGAAAGCAGCCTTTACTAGTTTATATTACAACTGCGGGTTATCAGTTAGATGGTCCTTTAGTTGATATGGTTGGCGCTGGTGAAGATACTTTAAATGGTGTGGTTGAAGATGAACGTACTTTTTATTTCTTAGCTTCTTTAGATAAAGAAGATGATTTAGATAATCCAGAAAATTGGGCGAAAGCAAATCCCAATTTGGGTGTATCGATTGATTTAGAAACGATGAAAGAGGATTGGGAAAAAGCGAAGCGCGTTCCAGCGGAACGTGGGGATTTTATAACGAAACGCTTTAATATATTTGCGAACGATGATGAAATGAGTTTCTTAGACTATGAAACACTTAAGAAAAATAATAAAGTCATTGATTTAGAAGAACTCAAAGGGAAACCTTGTACGATTGGTTATGATTTATCTGAAACACAAGATTTCACTGCGGCTTGCGCTACTTTTGCCTTAGATGATGGTAATATTGCGGTTATTTCACATTCATGGGTACCAGAAGAGCGCGTTAAATACGCTAATGAAAAAATACCCTTTAGAGAATGGCAAGAGGAAGGTTACTTAACAATAACACCTGGACAATACGTTGATTACCAACAAGTTTATGATTGGATTACAGAAATGAATCAATATTATCCTGTTGAAAAGATAACGTATGACCGTGCGAATGCTTTTAAACTCAATCAAGAATTAAAAAACTATGGTTTTGAAACAGAAGAAACAAGACAAGGCGCGATTACTTTAAGTCCAGCTTTAAAAGACCTAAATGAGTTGTTTTTAGATGGCAAAGTTATTTTTAATAATAACCCAATGATGCGTTGGTATATCAATAATGTTCAATTAACTAAAGATCGTAATGATAATTGGTTACCAACGAAACAAAATCGCTATCGTAAAATTGATGGTTTTGCAGCGTTATTAAATACTTACACTGACATTATGAATAAAGTGGTTACAGACACAGGTAATGGCAATATTGAGTTTATTAGTATGAAAGAATTACTGAGTTAGGAGGTGAAGGCAATCGCTAAACAAAATTTACTCAGTAAGATGAAACAAAAATTGATAGATAATTGGGTAGACCAAAGCAGGCAAAAGCTTTACGACTTTTCGCCTTGGCGTAATAAAAACTTTTGGGGTGTTATTAATAACACTTTAGAAACCAATGAAACGATATTTGCGGCTATTACTAAATTATCTAATTCAATGGCTAGTATTCCTATCAAGCTTTATAAAAATTATGAATCAGTAACCAATGATATTTCTTTACTCATTACAGATACGCCGAATGGCTCAATTAGTAGTTTTGATTTCATTAATCAAATTGAAACATGTCGAAATGAAAAAGGGAATGCTTATGTATTAATCGAACGTGATATTTATCATCAACCCAATAAATTATATTTAATTAATCCAGATGTCGTTGAAATACTAATTGAAAATACCTCAAAAGATGTTTATTACAGTATCCACGCAGCTACAGATAATAAATTAATCATTCACAATACAGATATGATGCATTTCAAACATATTGTGGGTTCTAATATGGTTCAGGGCATTAGTCCTGTTGATGTATTAAAGAATACAACTGATTTTGATAATGCTATTCGAAATTTCAATCTAAAAGAGATGGAGAAACCTGAATCATTTGTACTTAAATATGGAACTAATGTTTCACCTGAGAAAAGAAAAGAAGCTGTTGATAATTTTAAAGAGTTTTATAAAGAAAATGGCGGGGTTTTATTCCAAGAACCCGGGGTTGAAATTGATCCATTAAATAAAAATTATGTATCTGAAGATATTGTAGCTACTGAAAATTTGACCAGGGAACGTATTGCGAATGTATTTCAGATACCATCGGTATTTTTAAATGCGAATAACGCGATGACATTTAAATCAAATGAAGAACTTGACCGTTATTATTTACAACATACGTTACTACCTATCATTAAGCAGTATGAAGAAGAATTTAATCGTAAGTTATTGACCAAATATCGACGGACGATGGGGTATTACTTCAAATTTAATGTTAAATCATTCTTACGTGCAGATAGTAAAACACAAGCTGAGGTTTATTTTAAAGCTGTACGTAGTGGTTATTATACGGTTAATGATATTAGGTCATGGGAAGATTTACCTCCTGTTGAAGGTGGCGATGTTCCATTAATCAGTGGTGACTTATATCCAATTGATACACCACCAGAACAAAGACATACATCGAAAGGGGGTGACAATCATGGACAAGACAAAGACTTACTTTCAGATGAACAAGAAGACCCAGAATAAAGGTGAAATTTATATTTATGGTGATATTGTTTCGAGTAAATGGGACGAAACAGATGTCACTGCTGTCGATTTTAAAAACGAACTCAATCAACTCGGTGACGTATCTGAGATAGATGTTCATATCAATTCAGCGGGTGGTAATGTTTTCGAAGGTCATGCGATATACAACATGTTAAAAATGCATAAAGCAAAAGTAAATATTTATGTTGATGCCTTAGCGGCATCTATCGCAAGTGTTATCGCAATGAGCGGTGACGCTATTTTTATGCACAAAAACAGCTTTATGATGATTCATAACTCTTGGATTATGACCTTAGGTAATTCGAAAGATTTACGACAAACGGCAGATTTATTAGATAAAACAGACCAATCAAGTAATAACGCTT